TAAGAAGTCCTCCTTTATTTTTTAATATTTATTATAAAGGGGCAGGATGTCAGGTTATACATAACTGCTCCTTATAATTTTAAAATAATGACCTTTTATTATAACTTTGTCCAGTAAACTTATAGTTGTCTGCCCATTTTTTCAGATATATACAATTAGCAAGACTTCTTTCATAAACCTTATTAGTAAGGTCTTCAAAATTTACTCCAATACTTTCTATATAATCTCTTATATATTCTTTAGTTACAGCATCCTGATTTACAAAGTGGTCAGGGGAGTTTGTATGAGTTCCAAACCCTATAAGTGTATAGCTTATACTACCTGATACTATAGTGGGTTTTGGAATGTAGACAAATCCATAAGCGGCTTTCTTCACCCAACCTGCTGAATCTGCAGACCAGAATGGATATCTTTCAAGCAGATACAAAGAAGTCATACCAAATGCATGAGTTTTTACATTTGGGTTACTTGAATTAGCAATAATCTTAAAAACTTTATCCATGAAAGCTATCTTACCATTTATATGAGAATCATTTGCAGGGGATATGCCTATATAATCAATGTGTCTGCCCTCACTATCTTTATATTCTAGCATATTTTTAAGCCATTTGAAATCTTCTCCTTGATGAAATATTGGGAGTAACTTATTGACTTCTTCTATATGTTGGCGCATATATAAATAATTCTCCCAACTTTGTTGAGGTGCCAATAATAATTGTTCTCGAGTTTTTGGCTGTTTATAAACACCTGGTATTTTATCCACTTGAGCTATTGCATTGCACCTAGAGCTTATTGAGTTAGCATAAGATATATAATCATCCACATCAATTTCTGCTCCCCTACTATGCGCCGCCCATGCTCCTGAATCTAAAAATATGTTATCTCTTCTTCTACAAGATAACCAATTAGATATTGCTTTTCTATCAGTTACTTGTGTAAATAATTTAAGAACATTATTTGCATCAAACCAATGTTGTAGATAACTGCTGACGCCCCCCGCAAAGTATAATCTAAAAGATTCTTGACCACTATAGCAAGATTTTATAAAATTAGGGTATATCACATCATTCCCTCCTTTTGAAACTCTAAAAGATACCTTATATTGTTAATATAATCATAATCATATGACACATGATAGCAATTTCCTAAAGCATTATTTACAAATTTATGAAATGAAATGCCCTCAGGTAAATTATCAACTTTTCTTCTCATATATACTGTAACCTTTTTAGAAAGAACATCCACTTCCGCCAATCTTTTTGGCTTTTCAGTATTTGTCTTTATTGTGATATAATTCCTGTTTGTTTTATAAGGTACTTGAACATAATCAGATAAAGAATCAATAATACACGGAAGAATAAAGTCAATATTATTCTTTTTATTTTTTGACGTTTCCTTTTTAGTAGTATGTTCTTTCTCAAAGGCTACAATCTTATCAATAGCCTTTGACTTTGATTCTTTTAATCCAGTTCTTTCTTTGTTACAATTAAGCTTTACTCCTAACTTGTCAGCGTATGCAATTAACTCCTTACCTTTCATTGATTCTAATTTTTCTCTGTTCATAATACGTATCCTCCTTTTTATGTATCTTTTATCTTTAATATATTTGTATTGTAACACATAAAAAGGAAGATTGCAAGAGAAAATTTCAAATTTTTCTCAATTTATTTCAACTTCTTCACCATACCAATTTTTCGTGAAATCCACATCACACTTGAATGGAAGTTTAATCAAATTACTTGGTGCTGTTCGCATAAGGTATGAAAGTCTTTCACCTGCTTCCTTTGCATTTTCAATAGGACATTCTCCTATTACCTCATCATGTACCTGTATCAGCAAATGAAAATCAAGCTCTTTCATTCTTTCATCATTATTTATAGCAATCATAGCCAGTTTTGTTATATCTGCCGCTGAACCTTGAACTCTAGCATTTACACATTGCCTTTCTGCCTGTGCTATAAATCCACCATTATCTTTGATTTTAATTCCTTGAGACAAAGCACTTTGAATTATATCATTTTTCTTCTTCCATCCAAATTCTTTATCAAGTTGTTTGATGTAGTTGTCTTTCACTTTCTTAGGAACTTCTGTAGATATTTCACTTCCAAAGGCTAGTGGGTCAAAGTTAGTTACTTTTCCACTATATGAAAACTCATATCGTTCTAACTGCATATCTTTCAAATGTCTTCTTCTACCCCAAGCCGTAGTTACATAACCTTCCGTTCTTGCCATGTCTTGTGAATCTTCAATAAACTTTCCAAGTGCCGGGAATGAAGCTATAACCTTATCATATATGGCTTGTGCCTCCTTTGTAGAAACTCCAAGCTGTTCTGCAATAGATGGAATTTGTCTGCCATACAAAATTCCAAGAACTATGCTCTTAGCTTGTGTTCTTCTTTCCTTACCCGCCGGGTTTACTGTACCATCTTCTCGAAACTCTTTACACTCTTCATATTTTTTATGAAATGCAAGTGCGGCAATTGTTGCATATATATCCTTACCGTTTATAAATGCTTCTTGCATCTTTTTATCGTCTGATAAGTGTGCAGTGACCATTGGTTCCTGCTGGCTAAAATCTGACCCTATAAGCACATATCCGTCTTGTGCTTTGAACATCTGTCTAATCTCTTTGTTATGTGAAGGTATATTCTGAAGATTCGGATCTTGTGAACTAAATCGTCCTGTTTTAGCACCATATTGATTATAACTTGCGTGTACTCTTCCATCTTCTAAAGCAATTTCTGGCATTTTATCAATATAAGTTCCAAGCAACTTTTCCACATTTCGCATTCCTAAAATTGCTTCACAAATATTCTTTTCTTTGCCTTGTGCAAAATGTTTGAGAATATCCTCACCTGTTCCTCTCGGTTTATTCTTATCAGGACTTGTCAATCCTAAAATATCATAAAACAATATAGCAAGTTGTGTAGGACTTGTCAAAGATATAGGGTCTGATAACTTATTATTAGGATTTTTCATCTTGTAGTTATCAATTTCCTCCTTATACATTGCTATTGCTTCATCAGCTTGTTTCTGTCGCTCTTCTCTAATAGAATGATATTTTTCATGTAAATTTTTACAAACATCAAAATCCAAACATACTCCTCTATCTTCCATATCTGCCACAACCGAAATCAAAGGCATCTCAATATTTTGAAACACATTATAAGGTCCTGTTAATACTCGCCTATTGAGTAAAGTTTGCTGATACTTCATAAGTTCATATGTCTTTATAGCGTCACCTGCCGCATACAAATATGCTGTAGATATTGGTATCATATCAAAAGTAACGCCCTTAAATAATGCATCAAATGTCAAAGATTCTGTATCTTTGCTATTGCAGTATTTAAGATGTAAATCTTTCAATCTGTGACTTTCCTCTTCATCTATACAGTATGCCGCTAACATTGTATCCCAGTAAGGTTTGAAATCAATTCCTAATGTCTTTCTACATACACGGATATCATATTTTGCATTATGAAAAATCCATCTAATATCCTTGTGGAACTCTTTCATAATCTTTGAAACTGTCTGTTCGTCTAACTGGTCTTTAGTTCTTACACCCGTTATATAAGATTTATGATTGATTGGAATATAAGCCGCTTTTTGTCCAGGTGTATAAATACATCCACCAACTATATCTACAAGTAACGGATTTAATCCTGTAGTCTCTGTATCTAACGCACCCTCGCCAACTTGCTTCATTTCTTTCATATATTCGTATAGTTGGTCAGGTTCTCTAATAAGAATATAATCATCTTTATGATTTGCCAATTTTTGATTGGCGATAGCAACTATAGATTGTATTTGAGCGGCTAGATTATTTCCGCCGCTCCTAATACTTGTTCTTGTTGTTACTGTTTTAGATTTCTTGATTATATTCTTATCATTGGTTTTCGGTCTTGCAAATGATAATGCCATAATCTACTCCTTATATATCTAAATCCAAATCTATATCTTCCATCACTGCTCTTGCTTCAAGAACTGCAATATAATCAACCATAGCTTTAAGTTGCATATTATAAGTGCTACGAGGACAAGTTGGGGTAAACTCGATTTTATTATTATCACACTCTTCCAGCATTTCTTTTAATCTGTAGTATCTAATCACAAGTTGATAATACTCAGCCTTAAATCTCTGTTGGTATTCACTGCTATTCATCATGTCAATAGTATCTTTTAATATCATCATATCTGCTATATCTTTTCCTGTCACTATGATTATCCCCTTTCTAATATCCTGCCCTTCTGCTTGTTGCTCTGCTTTCTCCTCTTCTTGATGGAAGTGGTTCAGTGTTTCTACGTCTTACTTGAGCATCATTCTGCAGTGAACCATCATCGTCATTACTTGGAAAACTTCCTGTATCAAGATACTCTTGCATTTCGTCAGCTGACTTATCCATAATATATCCGCCTAAAAATTCTGGCTTTTCATACTGTGAAATATCAATTGGTTCTGCTGGAGAAATCTGAATATCATAAGTAGTCTTTTTGTCTCCCCTTTTACCGTTTCTAATAATATCAACAGGCTTCATGGTCATGTCTCCCCAACGATTTACGAAGTTCTTAATCTTTGGAATGAATGTCTTTCCCCTATTCCAAATCTTAACCTTTCCGTCCTGCTGGTCAACCATTGCAAGCATCATTACAACCTGCGTCTTTAATCCTGCGGCACACATTGGACAGACATCAAGTGGATCATCATAATTTCTTAGACAACTTACAAATCTTGTCTTGTCGTTTCCATCATCCCATTTACCAACCACCGCTTGATGACAAGCAAAGATATCCACATCCTCCATATTCTTCACCATAAGCTGTGCGGTAACCATGTCTCCATCGTTCGTCAGTTTCAAAAACTCAGTGTCTGAATTGTTTCCATATTTGTCCGCATCTTCATAATTGATTCTACCCATACGTTCTTTTTTCCTTTCTTAAATGTTTTAGTGTTTTTAGTTTTGAATGAACAACCTCCAGAACATTCACTATAAGTCCATTCTAACGCAATCACTTATATTCCATTCACTAAGGGATTTTATCGAAAAATCCACTCACACTCATAACGTCCTTTTTCTAAAGTTTATTTGTAGTAGTTCCTTTCGGAACAAGGTCAATTAGAAAAAGAAATAACGATTTGACCTCTAATGGAAGATGTAGGACTCGAACCCACAACTTATCGCTTATGAGGCGATTGCTCTAACCGATTGAACTAATCTTCCAGTATGTGAGGGAAGATATAGACTCTTCCCTCATGGTAAGTTTTTCAGAACAGTATTCCCAGCTTTATTCCTGCCACATCCCAATGAACGCATTCCATGCATATCCGGTCCTTTTTCTTTCGTCTGCCAGGATGATTTTTATGTTGAGAACCTAACAACTCAACAACTCTGTATTCGGGGGAAATACAGATAACAGCCCTAGTTGGATTCGAACCAACAAATGCAGGAGTCAAATTCCTGTGCCTTACCTTTTGGCAATAGGGCTATAAGAGATGTAAATTATGTGTATATAACTTATATTCAGTTTCAACTCTTGATATACACTACATCTCTAATTGGGATAGATAGGATTTGAACCTATGTCTCCCGGAGTATCGCTTTTAATGTTTACGATTATTCTGCATCTCCGAGTGTCTTAACCGCTTGACCACTATCCCATATATCTTTTATATATGTTATTTATTATGGCTTATCTCTTATGCCGTGTGTGCAAATCCGCCTCATGTAAGCATCCTCCTTTTATTATTTTATAAAAAGTGTTTATACGTGTTATCGCTTCACATTGTTTTTACATTCTAGCAACTAATGCCTTAATATTATCTCTCTTGCGTGTTATCATTGCATTAGCTGTTTTTCTATCACATTTTATAAGATTCATAATTTCACTTACAAGTTCAAAAAATGCATTATATTCTGATTCGTTTGCCTCATCCCAAGCGTCTTCGTTAGTTTCTATATCAATGCTTTCTGTTAGTGCTTCTGCTTTTTCAAATTTTTCATATAATTCTTTTAACTTCATATCAATCATCTACCCTTTCTATGTATGTATTTCTTATTTACAATTATATTGTAATACATAAAAGTAATATTGTCAAGTGATTTTTTGAAAAATTTTTCAAAAAATTATTTTACATTTTAGAAATTCTTCCTGCAAATCGTTTATATCTCGATTATCTGGATATACAAGTTCTTTTATTATTTTTCCATGCACATTCTTTCTAAATCTTTCTGTTGCTTTTCTTCCAGCTTCGTCCGGGTCAAATGCAAGAATATATTCACGCACGGGCAACTTATTTAATATTTCATACTGCTTTTTATTTCCAGTGCCTATCATAGCCATAGAGGGCTTATCATATTTCCAGCAAGTCAAGCAATTTAAGAATGATTCCGTGATATAAGCCGTTCTATACGTTCCAGCTCTAAATTTATCTGCGCAATAGATAGGCTTATCGAAGCCTTTGGGAAGTCGGAAGAACTTTTGTTTGACACTTCTTCCAGCAATGAATACACATCTTCCTTCAATGTCTCTAACTGGGAATGTAATTTCTTTTCGTTCTCTATCATAACCTATATCAAACCTTTCTATAATTTCATCTGTTAATCCTCTTTCATACATATAAGGATGAATATATCTATATTTGTCTAATTCTTCTTCTGTGATTTCGTTAAACTTTTCCGAAGTTTTTTTGTCGATTTCTTCAGTTGTTTTACCTGTTTCTCCAACTTTCTTGTATGATATTTTTGAATTATGAATTGTAAAATTTTGTCGTGCATTAAATCCCTCCATTATATTCGGTCTTGTTTCAATTTCTACTGTATTGAATCTTTTTATAAGCCATCTTTTTCCAAATTTACCTTCATCTTGATATCCGTATAATTCGGATATCATTTCCTCAATCGTTCCAACCCATCCACATGAGAAACAATGGCATTTATCAATCTCACCATTTACACCAAATGACGGCTTTCGTTCTTGTCCGTTCTTGTGGAAAGGACAATTCGTCTGCACATTTTCTCCATTGTTCCTAAAAATATGAAATCTATTAACTCCATGCTGTGCCAAATCAAATTTAAGCATATCTAATATTGATTGAGTATCGGATTGTATGATTGCATCTTGTAGTTTTATCATTCCGCATCACCTCTTATATAAGTGGGACTTAAATTTAGAAAGTCTTTCTTTAAACTTATCAAAAACCCACTCTCTATCATAATCATTTTTGATTGCAAAATCACTCAATTCATCTAAAACATCAATACAAAAATGATCTAACTGATTTATTGCGTCTGTATATAATTCTTCATCATAATATAACATCAATATTCCTCACTTTCTTTATCGTGATATCTGCGTCTTAAATCTTCACTTTTTTCCTCATCTTCTTTTCCTTTTGCAGGTTGTGGGATATAATCAAAAGTACCTTTATCAGTGTCCCAAGCATAAACCCATTTTATTCCAACTTTTGAATTTCTTGCTTTCACATCTTGTATCTGCAAGCCTTCTTCTTTTTGTTGAATTGAAAGAACGATTGAAGCATTATAAGCAATTCCATCTGAATCCCTGATATTGTCTAATTGCAAATCTTCATTGTGTACCCCCTCTCTGTTCGATTGCACAACAACCAACACTGGGATTTTTAAGTCAATACTCAACTGCATTAAATCTTCGGATATGTTCGTCAACTGTGTAGTCTTATTATCGCCTCTTTTTCCTCTTTCGTCTTGCAAATAAGAGATACCATCTATTGCAAGCATATCCAACTTATTTGACTCACACCAGCTTTTTAGCTTTGAAACAGTAACTTTCTTTTGAAAATCTCGTGGATGTGCAACATAGAACGGAGTACCATTATCAGCTAACTTGTTTATATACTTTTCATATCCTTGCACATCTTCTCCACGATATAATGCTTGTGAAGATATATGTTGATGTACTGTATCAAATCTATATCCTGTTTTACTTGCAGACATTTCCGGTTCTAAAAGTCCTACTTTTGCATGATATACTTTCCAGGCGTGTTCTAGCATTTTAATAAGCACCCAAGATTTTCCTTGCCCTGTTCGAGCAAATAGAACCACAAGTTCCTCACCCTTATGCCAGCCACCTAAGTCATTATCAATCTCTTCAAATCCGCTTGCTATAAAGTGAGTATCTTGATTATCTTTCGTTTCTTTCCACTCCTCCAGTCTTTCTTTTGCTTGTGAAATGATATCTGTTCCTTTCACCGCACCATCAATCTTTAATTCCGGCAATTTTGCTTTTAAGTAATCAACTGCTGAATATGCATCCGTCTGTAACAGTTCCGCCATCTTTGTAAGAACTGGAACCGACTGAGAATATAAATATTCTTCACGGAATGTATTCACAAGATATTCCGTGCTTTCGGACACATTGACTACATCAAAATCCTGGAACTTTGATATGAATGTTTCCAAATCTGGAACATTTCCATATTCTTGCTTGTGTTCCATTATGTAGTCATATTCCTCTTGATATTGATTGAAATACTCTCTTGTGATGTCATTCAAGTCTAAAAGAGAAGTATTTTTGTCTTTTAGTACTCGGTTTATAATCTGTAATTCTACCATCAATCCACCCCACAATCTCTTTCAAATATTTCAAAGGTTGGAGAGTGTATTATGTTGAATAATACAAGAATTTTTGTGAATACCTGGTCTTTATTCTTTTTTCTCCAAACATTCCAAGTCTTAAATCTATGAATAAATCTCATCAGTATTTACCTCTCTTATCTTCCTCTAAAAATTCTACACACTCCGAACAATTATAAATTCGACTCGCAAGTCTTACGCCTAATACATCTTCAAGCTGTTCCTTATTCTTATTGCTTGTGTAGATATTGCTCTTTTTGGAGTTGATTCTATCATCAATATATTGGAATAATATCTGATGCTCATAGTCACTTGCTTTCATTTCTCCTATATCATCCCATATCACCAAATCTACATTGCTGATAAGATTACATAATTCTTCAAAGCCTTTTACATCCTGTGAAATTGAACGCTTGCAATTATACAGGAATTTTGGAACACTGACAAACAACGCTTTGCAATCAAAACAACTCTTATGCCATATCTTGTCAAAATAAGAATACATCAATCTAATAGCCCATGTTGTCTTGCCATTTCCACAGTTTTCGGAATAGATGTATAAGTTATTGCCTGCTTCAATAAAATTCAAAATTGCGTCTGATTTTGCTTGTAGTTTCTTATAAACTGACAAATCTTTTTCGTGACATATCAGCTCTTTATAACCCCACAATGCTTCGGGAAGATTAGATTGCTTGAATAATGAATACATCAGCTTATAACGTATACAGTTTTCAGAACATTGTTCTGTGCAAATTCTTTTATACCAACAATTCTGTATATTCATTGTTTCCTTCCTTTCGCTTTAATGCATTTTGGCTTTCTACAAGTGAATTATAGGTATCTATACTATTCTTGATGTGTGCCTTTAACTTACTCATTGTATCATTCATATCCCAGCTTGTTCTTGCCATCCAGTATCCTTGTTCTGGTGTAGCACATATTGGATATCCGTCATCTCTCAACTTTTGAATAATCAACCTTACGTCTCTGGAATTTAATCCAATACACTCTGCTAACTGCTTTGAGTTCGTATGCGTTGGTTCGGTTGGAATGAAATTTAATAGTAACTCCTTAAAATAAGATTCGTCTTTAGCTTTATATGTTCCTGTATATGCCATTGTTATTCCTCCTTCTAAAAATGATGTATTGATGGGTCGTTGTTTTTTACTTTTTCAAAAAACTCTTGTCTTTCTTTTTCTGCCTCTTCCATTTCTTCATGTGTCCGCCAAGCCAATTCTTTTGAACATTTACCATTTCCATTATAGGAATTGTTTTTGTTTTGCAACCACTCCGGGTCTATATTCATGTACCCATTATCGAGTGATAGCTGAATAGCATTTATCTGAGTTTTTGTATTTACTTTTGCCAGCTTCATTAAAATTGCATTTACTTTATCATCTGTAACCATTTTATGATTTTCTAAAAGATTTCTAAAAAATCTACTTAAAAGTTCTATAGATTCATCTTCTAAATCATACTCTAAACATTTCTTTTCTATAGATTCGATTTTAGTATCAATTTTAGATTTCTTTTTAGAATTTTTCTTATCTATATTATCTTCTATATTTTTATTTCTATTGTTTATATCTATATTATTGTGTAAAGAATTTTGACATCCCCCTGTCAAATTTTTTGACATCCCCCTGTCAAATTTTTTGACATCCCCCTGTAAAGAATTTTGACATCCTGTCAAATTAACGCCATAAGAACAAAACTTCACGTTATTTTTAAATTCTTCGGTTTTTATTATTAAATCATTAGCAACTAACTTATTAAGCGTGGTCATTACTGTTTGTCTTGAGCATCCACACCATTCAGCTAAGTAATTAGCACTCCCAGTAAATTCACAACCATTAGTTTGAGAAAATCCATAAATAGTGGCATATATAATCAACGAATTTCCTTTTAGTCCTAATTCATTAACCATCCAACCTTGGATTGTTATATAATTTTCGTTTTTTACCATGCTATTCTCCTTCTAAAATAAAATAAGCTATACAAATTGAATGGCGGTTCAAAATGTATAACTTATTTTTGCGGTTGATATTAAGTTTTGCAGATATTAAGTCCGCCAACCTAATATCAACTAGATAAGATTACAAGTTCATTACAAACTGTAATAATATTATAACACAACCTAAATAGAATTACAACATATATTTTTAATTCATATTGTTTAATTCTTCAATCTGCGAATCTACTTCGGCATTTAGTTTAGCCCACAACTTTTCTCTAGCTTCCTGCACATCTTCAATTCTTGATACATCCCACTCTTCTTCTGCAATGAATTTGAAGTAGTTATCGCCTTTCTTGATTGTGGCTCCGGAAGTGTATCTTAATGATGTCACTTTGATTTCTCCATTATCTTTGGACACTTTTTCCTGTGTGTTTTTTTCATCTGCAATTTTTACAACTTTATCTTTGTTACTTGTTCCTTTTGTTTTTTCTTTATTTTTGCCTTTTTCTTCATTAGGTGTGTTGTTGTTCGTCTTTTCAGTTTTCGTTGAATTTTGAGGTGAATTTTGTTTATTCTTCGTTACATTTTCAACATTTGTTTCCGTTGACTTATCTTCTGTTTTTTCTTCAATCGGTTCCGGCATGATTTCTTCACTCGCTACATCATCCGTTCCAGCTTCATATCCGGCACATTGGTCACAAGGAATAGATTTTCCATCTACATCCATTGTGACTCCATCACAGCTCTTACAATATTCGTCTCCTTGATCTCCTGCCCATTTACATTTCTTCATAATTAGTCCTCCTTATACATTCTTTCCTTAAATCTGCGTGACATTTCTTGTCTTTGTTCCTCACTTAATTCTCTTTCAATAATAGAAAGCTTTAGTGCTTTTATAGGAAGTTTGGCGCAAATTGTACCATCTTTATTAAATTTGATTTTAACTTTTTTAGGATATTTTTCGGCTAACTTTTTGATCTTAGTAATATATTTTTGTTGCGAAATCGAACAAACAATATTATGCTGACCAGATAGCCATTCAATGCAGTTTTCATTATTAAGTTCCATTTTAATCATCCTTGTTTTTACTGATTCGCAATGTATAGGTTTCTTTTACCATTTTAGCTTTTGCTAATTTGGTAATATCAAAGTCACCGTTATACACAAGCTTTTCAAGTGCATCATCGTCAATATATTCCTTTTGCTTGATAACAGACGATAACAACGCACCGCCAAGATTTTCTTTGATAATTTCAATAGCTAAATCTTCGTTGAGACTTTCATTCTTCGTGCATGATAATGTTGCTGTGTAAAAGTCAGTAGAGTGCTTGTCAATTCCATTTTCCATAAAGTACGACTTGATAGCAGCACTCACATCCGCATTACTCTTTTTCAAAGCATTTTCTTTGTCTTTGGATGCTTTGTATCCATCAATAAGACTGTCAATATCTAACTTGATTCCTTCTCGTCTACTCACTTTTTTCCTCCTTTTTCCTATATTGCTTTCCAACATTCAAAATTTTAGTGCCACGTTGTCCCCATTGATAGGTTGCGTTAAATTCTGCCATAATACCTCTATACTTTGAACGCAAATCAATCTGGAATTGATGCAATTCTTGTATCTGCTCCATTGTAAAGAGCATTGTATTTTTTCCATCAATTTTGGGTTCCGGCAATTTCAATTCTTTTGGCTTTTCGAAATCTTCACTATTGTACCATTTGTACCAACGCTTCACTGTTTGCGTCGATACATCTAATATTTGAGCCGTTCGGCTCGTTGTAAATAATTCGCTCACTATATCACCTCCTTTCAATATGTATAAGATTAAATGAACTGTGCCCAATGTTCCTTGAACATTTTAACACATTTATTGTAATCTTCTTCAAAGATTGTTTCGTATTTCGTTGTTCCGTTTTCTTGCTTTCCCGCCTCAAACTCTACAAGTACGCTCTTTGGTACCCATTTGCATAAACGAAAGTTTGTGCCTAAATTCAGCATTGCGTATACTGCTTTTTCCGTTTCTTTCAATACTGCGAATACTTCGCACATTGAAATATCTTTACCTGCTTCCTGTGCTATCTTATTTGCAAACCAATCTTTTACTTCGTATGCTTTACCTTGTGTCATAACTTTGTACCTCCTAAAAATTTTATGTATTTCTTATTTACAAGTATATTGTAATACATAAAAAGAAAAATGTCAAGTGTTTTTATGTATTTTTATGTAAAAAAATTTCCCACACCTATTAAGATGTGGGAATGTGCATTAAGAAAGAAGATAGTTAATATCAGCAACACTAATCTTTCCATCAACTAATGCATCTGCAATCTGTCCTTTCTTTTCTACCAGTTCCTCTATACGTTCATCAATGGTATCCCGACAACATAATGTGATTACAGATACTGTTCCTTTTGTTCCAATTCTATGTGCTCTATCTTCTGCTTGTGCTTTTAATGCCATGTTCCAAGGTGAGTCTAAAAAGATAACATTCTGAGCGGCGGTCAATGTAAGTCCTGTTCCCATTGCTCCAATAGTACCAATTATAACTTTGCATTTATCATCATTTTGAAATCTGTCAACTTCTTTCATGCGTTCATCCGTTTTCGTTGCACCTGTGATATAAGCTGGGTTATAAGATTTCAATTTCTCTCTTGCTACTTCTGTCATTGATTCCCAATTACTAAAAATGATAGCTTTCTGTCCACTTGCAACAATCTCTTGTACTAATTCAACCATTCTATCCATTTTAGCTGATTCTTGAACTGTATTAGATATAATACCTGTCCAGCCTGTTGCTTGTCTTAATCTAATCATCATGGAAAGTGGGTTGTTGGAGAATTTAATCTTCTGTAAATCTGACATAACACCATTATATACTTCTTTATATATCTGTTTCTGCTTAGGTGTCATATCTACATATTCAATCTTTCTAATCTTTTCTGGCAAGTCGAGAACTTCTGTTTTTAATCTTCTCAGCATAATGCTATCCATCATTGCTCTAATTTCTTCCAAATTTTTATATCCAACAACCTGTGAACCGCCCCATCCGCCAAGAGTGCAGTAATGCTGTTTGAATTGATAGAATGAATGATTTTCATATCCTAACCACTTCATTGGGAAGTATAAATCAAGTGGATTGTTCATGAGTGGTGTTCCGCTCATAGCAACCATATATTTTGCAGTTACATTTATCATTGCTCTACTTTGTAAAGAAGTAGGTTCTTTTGATTTGTGACATTCATCAAATGCAATTACTGATATTGTTCCATTTTTGCAAAGTTCCTGTAATTTTTCAGCAATAGGGAAATGATATTTGGTTTTGCTTATCTTTTCAGCCCCAGCTCTTAATGTTTCAATATTAGTAATGATGTATCTGCAATCTGGAAGATTGTCTAAATCTTCGAGTTTATTTTTTGTACTTCCCTCATAAGCTTTTCCAGTTGTTTTTCTAAAACGTGTGCCAAGAACCCATCCTTTTTCGTCTGAATGAATACTAATTTCTGATTGCCAATTATACTTGAGTGAGTTTACACCACAAACGATAAGCACTTTATTGATTGTATCTGTTTTTTCAAGACATCCAACGAAGTCTATAATCTGCTTTGTTTTTCCAAGACCTTGGTCATCACATAACAGGAATTTCTTCTTATTCAATCCAAATCTTACACCATCAATCTGATGTGCAAACGGTTTTGTCTTAAATTTAAAATTCTTTGGAATATCAATTTCAAATTCCTGCTTGTGTAAATCTTCATATATTCCGGATATTTTAATTTCTTCATTTTCAAATTTGTTGCAAAGTGAAACGATATTATTAACTGGCATTTCCCAAGTATGATTATTTGGATTATATACTCTTGTTCCCATTTGTTTGATAAATGAAACAATATCCGGGTTATAATCGAAAGATACAAATGCACTCTTTTTTACTAAAATGTTATTTGAAAGCTTTTCAGGCTCTCCAATATGTATTTTAATCATTTACTAATTCCTCCACTCTTTCATAATGAATATTATCTTCCAACTTTCTAAGATATGTTTTTCTTAAAATTCCTTTCTTCATATCTTCCAGTTCACATCTTCTAGTAGACATTCTCATTTGATTATATCTTCCAAGTGCTTCAAAATATGTATCAAAACAAGTTGAAATTTCTGTTCCATTTGATGACCAACTAACTCTAAATCTGCTCATTTTATATTGCCCCCCCCTCCCTATCTAATTATCATATTTGCTACAATGTCCTTCATAGCATTTCAAATCATTGATATATGGTTTGTATGCTTTTATGAATCTTTCCAATCTACCAACTTCTAATATCCACATTTTTCTATCTTCCTCATAATCACTATATCTCATATCATTATTACAATGTCCTGCTTCATAAAATGTAGATAAAGCATAATCACATTCCGCTACCATATCACGTAAGTTCCAATTTTCTGTAGACTCACTATATCTTGTTCCAATAGTGTTATGTTCATAACCTATTGTCTCAATAATGCTATTATATCTTTTTATAGCACCATCAATGTTTAATTTTTTCATAATAACAACCTCCTAAAAATTTTATGTATTTCTTATTTACAATTATATTGTAATACATAAAAATAGAAATGTCAAGTGTTTTTATGTATTTTATGTAAAAATAAGGGAGACATAAATCTCCCTTATACATCAAATGATATTTGGCTGTGTTATATTTTGAAGTGTTTCAAGATGTTTTTTGAATATTTCCTTTTCTTCTAAATTACACGTCATATATAATTCAGATAGCATTTTCCGAATGGTGGAAAGTAGAATTTCAAGGCTATCTTTTGTTCTATTTCTCATATAAGAAACAAACAAACTTTGAATATCTATAATGGTTTCATCCACATTACTTTCTGGAACAAGGTCAATATTCATCTTATCTACAAGTGCCAAGATTAAGAATGCGTCTACATCAAAATGCCTCTTCAATTCATTTTCCGCAAGTTCTTTGGCTACTGGAATACTTTCTTGAAATGTCATATAATCACTCCTACATAGAAAGCATCTGCTTTATCCAAGCGGTTTTTTCTACGAATTTCTTATGGCATTTTTCCCACTTTTCTTCCATTTCCTCAGTAGGTTCATAAACCTTGGAAATTTCTTCAATATCCTGTGTAGCTTTATCGTGAAGATACCCAGCGTGTTTCAATTCATCATTAGCCATTTCTTTATACCTATTCGCCCACTGCATATCGCCTTTTGCCTTGCATTCAACGTACTTTTCAGCATATTCTTTAGCACCTTCCACTTCTTCCATAATGTGTTCGGCTAACTTCTTTATTTTAGTCATTATAATCAACTCCTTAAATTTTCTCAACTACAAATGCAAGATTTTGAGTAGTTACTGCTTGTCCTCCAATAACGATTGTGAGATTTGCGGTGTCACAATCACAATTTAATCTTACAAGTGCAGATATAGGAAGTGTCACAACATCACCGATTGCTGTTGCTGTTGCACTGGCGGTTGCTCCTTGAACTGGAGCTCCATCTTTGTATAATGTTGCTGTCACTTCTCCTACGGCAGTAGCGGTTACTGATACATTTGCATCTATATCATAGTAACCAGCTCCTCCGGCACAATTACCGATTGATACGCCATTACCACCTAACTGACAATACTTCCCATATCTTCTAATTACTGTAGAGGGTACATAAGTACCACCAATAGCAATAGCTGTTCCTGTGGTAGTATTAACTACATATATTCCTGATTTACAACTCATATTATTATCTCCTTTCCAATAAAAAAGGGAATACCGACAAGGCATTCCCCCTAATGATTTAAGACCTTGTCTAAATGACTTAGATGTTGCAACCGCTGTTGCAACAAGAGTTACCCCAGTAAGGACTCATTCCTGCTGTGTATGTGGTTGCATTAGGATATCTAATTACACCACACATAGCGGACTGAAGCTGAAGTTGATTAACCTGCGACTGCAAGCTATCAATCTTGTTCTGTGCCATAGCATCGAGAATCTTCTGTGTCTGTGCCGTTGTGTTGGCGTTGATAGCGGCAGTGTTGATAGCACCGTTATAATTAACACCGTCAATGGCTCTCTGTGTTGTGCAGCAGCAATCAGCAACCTGTTGCTGAACTGTGTTGAAGTTACGAAGAGTTTCATAACCTAAATTACAGATTCCATTTTGTAATCCCTGATAATCATGCTGGAGATTATCATTCAATCTACCCACTGCATTTTCCAGGTTGTTGAAATTCATAGCATTACAAAGTCCTGCTTCTGTAACAGGTTCTCCGTTTACATTTCTGTTTCCACCAAAGAAACCGCCGCCACCGATAAGTAACAGGATTAAAAGGGCGAAAATCCACATTCCACCGCCATCTCCTCCAAACATACCGTCTTTATTATCTGTTACTGCGGCAATGTCTGCTAAAGATACTCCATCTGTCATAATATGACACTCCTTTCATTTTTTATTTATTTGAATTTGCAAATTCCTATTTTAGTTGAGACATAAACGAATCTACATCTATACCTCTTTCCTTACAAATAGAACGAACTGCTTGCTCTGGATTCATTCCTTTTCCGCTTAACATAGTCATAATTCCTCTCATTTGATTCATATTCTTCATCATGGATTTTGCCTGACTAATTACTTGAGGATTTATCTGTGAGGTTTGATTTTGACCTTGAAATAGACTGCTTGCCATTATTCATCAACTCCTTCTTAAATTCTTCAAATTCTTGCCTGCTTATATAATCTTGACCACCACTTGACTTTTCATTTTGTGTTATTTCCGCAAAGTTAAAAGTCCGGATAGAAGGAAACCCTGCTCCGTCTGTGGTCTTAATATACATGATATCTTCATTAGAATCAAACAAAGCAACAGTAGAATTAGCACTCATTTGATAAGTTTTTGCACCCTCTATACCATTAACCCTAATAAGATTTTGTGTTTGTTCTTGTTGAAAAATTTGTTGATTGTTCATTTGTGGATTGTAATACTGATTTTGTGCTAGTAGGTTCGCATAAGGATTTTGAAACATATTTATCACCCCTAATATAGTTATTAAAATTTATTAACGATTTAGTCAATTCTAAACCGTTCATATTTCTAAATTCTTCAATCATTTTGCTTTTTCCTCTTCTAAAATGAATTGAATTATATCTAATATTCTGATAATATACAAAACAGGAATATCTTTAAGTCTTGAGTCGTTTAATACTTTGTTATAAATATCATCCATATATAATCCTTTCATTTATTTTATTTATTTTATTATAAACAAAAAAGGCTACATATTAAATGTAGCCTTAATGTATAGAAAATGTATTATAATGAACGGATTATCTTTTTATTTACCTTTTGGCTTAATTTACCAGCCCAATCTCTTGAAATTATTAGTTTTTCAGAAATTGTATCTAATGTATATCCTTTCGAACGTAATAGAAATAATTCTTTTTCCATAGGCGTAAAATTGCATCGAGCTAATAAGATATTTATTTCGTCCGTTGTAAAATCAGATATAATCATCTTTTTCTCCTTTTTGGTCTTCTATTTGTCGGTCTTGGATGAGTTGGTCTACTTCCACCACGTCTATTAGTTCGTCTTCCACGATAAACAGTGTGCTTAGTTATCACTTGTCTTGCCATTTATATCACCATCATTTCCTATATAATTATTTACGCCTTGCTCGCCAGAATCTTGTGATATTGTTGTGTCACATTTTTCAGATGGAATGTTCCAATAATATAACCACGCTATATTTGTTGCAAAAAGTAGAAAAGTGAGCAGTAATACAACTACAAACAACCTTTTTATTGTTGTTTTCATTTGGGTTAATAACTCCAATGCTAAATTATCATTTTCCATTCTCACACACCCTTTCTAAATCGTCTATTCTATGATTCGCAACTTTCTGTCCTTGGTCTAATAATTCAACTGCCTTTTCCACTTCATACATTCTAACTATAACGCTATTGTGCAAATCTTGCTTTTTCTCAAGATTTTTGATATCTTTTTGTATCAAAGCTATGCTAGTATTTACTTCTTCAACAGTTTTCGTATGCTGTGCTTTAGATGATACGATTATGCCAAAGAATGAAAATAATCCAGTAATAGCTGCAACTATAATGCTTGTCATTATTTCTCCTTTTCCAGTACCATTATAACGTGTTTACCAGCCTTTAGTATCATATCTCCGGGTTTCTTTTTGCTGCATAGTTTAGTCGTTTTGAAATTTTTTGGTCTCTTTACAATTGTAAGATTAAATAAAGAAGCCGTTGTTGTAGAACTAGGCATTATTTCTTTACCATATGCCATATTGATAGAACAAGCTACTAATTCGGAGCAATCACAGTTGCATTTTTTTATTTGTGGTATTTTAGTAATATCCCAATTTATTTTTTTGCACTGAGAATATAATGAAGTTCTATCGTTTTGACCGTAACCTATATTATCATTTAAGCAGAATAATTTCTGCGCCCTTGCAGCTTTTCTTCCTCTGGAACTGTTTCTAAATCTTATAATTTTGTCTTGACCAAAATTATAATAGCTACCTAATTTTACTTCTTTCCCTGTTTGGTCTCCTTTTCTGCCGTTTACTGTTCTTTTTTCTGATTGAGACGCCCATCCACATAATAATGCCATTTCTTCTAATCCTCCCTATTTATTATATTTTTTAGTAATTGGTGCATGCCGGTACTTATTAAACCACTAAATAACCCACCTAGTAAAACTTCCGGTGTGAACGCTAAATTTAGCCATACATTTACTACTACACCTAAAATACTAACTATCAATGGTATATATCTATTGATAGCAGATGATTGCACAAGGTTTTTAATCACATAGCCAACACATAAACACACGCCAATAACAATCGGTACACTATAATTTGTTAAAAATTCAATTCCCATATTATATTTTCTCCTTTCTTAGGAAACAGTTACTTTTTTCCATTCTGTCCATTGCGGATAATTAGAACGCACATATATATTACTATCACCTCCAATGTCAAAATATAGTTGAACAACACGTGTATCAGATTTTATTGAGGTTGAAGTTGCATCTGACCCCAAAATTAAAACAAACGCACTTAAGGAGGAAAGAATCGGTGGAAGATTTTTTTGTGTCTTACCTACCTGTGACGAGAGAATATCTAATATATATAATCCAGCTCTAGGGGTTGAATTTTGTGCTTTACACTCATTCAGATCAAATTCGAGACCCATGTTCGTAGCAACCAGTGACAACGCTCCCATATCTAATGGAGTTAAATTTACGTTCCCTGTTCGATAATTTTTTTCCAATTGACCTTTTACTCCAGATACGTTGCTTGCTGAAAAGCTAGTAACAAGGTTAGTTAGTTCTTGTATAGTTAATACGCTTGTAGAATTAGACTCTATCAAATTATCAACACTTGTAATCGTTAAACTAGATAATCTTACTCTACATATTGGTACATCTGTAGACAAACCAGTACCATCAAGTATATTCGTAGTTGTATATGTTGGGTCTACTGGTGTTGTATTCGATGGTGTGCCCTTCATTACAACTAAAGATATTGATTCTATCTGAGTGTCTCTATTCTTTGTATATCGCATCACGATAAGGTCATTTCTGTTATATCCAGATGAACCGTTTTCGATAATAACATCCTCATAGCTATCAATATCAATACCCATCTGTGTACCTTGATGAATAAGCATACCATCGCCAATTCTAACCGTGTTATTATCAACGATTGTGGGAGCAAATTTAGCTCCATAATCAATTAAATAAGTTCCTGTTCCAAATACTTGAGAGTTAAATGCTCTTGCATTATCAGATGTTACGTGAGCGGTCCCAGTTCTACCTGTGACAAGATTTAATGCCATTACAGATTCTCCTCTCCTACATTATATTCTACTTTAGCTCCATATTTATCTAACACGACTATTTTCTTCACGATAGGTTGTCGTGCTGTTATCTCTAATTTATTATCAACACCTTCCACTATATCACCTATATCATATTCTTGTGTTGCTGATATGGAAATGTTTAATTCATCATCTGAATATATTTCATTCAATTTTTCAATTCCTTGCTCTACAAGATTCTTATAATGGTCGATAACTTTATTATAATACATTCCTGAAGAAAAAACAATAGGAACGATATTTTCTCGTTCTTCATAAAATTCATTTTCCTTGAAATCTACAACTGTCTTTACCTCTCTAGAATAAAACTTTCCAGGAGTAAATTCTGGCGGTTGTAATATTGATATTTTGACGAATGTATTATTTTTTTGAAATGCCGGAGCAATAGTCTTTTGTATTTTTTTGAAATACTTTTGAGTCTTATCCCAAGCAGGTGCTTTACTTTTTTGCACAGGTGAATAAAATTTATTTTTTTGCCATTTTGGAACAATAGCCCCAGCAAGCCAAGGATTATAATATCTTGGAATATCCTCTATTTTTGTATACTTGCCGTTTTTCAGTACATAATAGCTAAAGAAATTAGTGCCCCAGTCGTTTGGTTTATTTTTTTGCAAAGCGTAACCATTATAAGTAACCGAAGAGCATTGTTGATAATCAGTTGTCACACCATCAGTTATAAGCATATAATAAAGAGAATAGTCTCTTCCCCATGTCTTAGGTTTATTTTTTACTCGACTATATTCTGTGCTTGTCGCTTGTGAATAAGTAGCGTAAGTTATTGGATTTGTGGTTTTCCTAAAATAATATTTGGTGTAGTCTTTTGACCATGTGGATGGTTTTTTGTCAATTTGTGCATAAGTTTCTTTTGATTGTGAACTAGCTTGTTCATAACTTATTTTTTTGACATAAAGCTGAGAGTCCCAATATGGGTTATCGTGTGAATATGCACCCAATGGGATATAATCAGTTCCATCGGTATAATAGTAATCTGTTCTATCTTTATCTACATCACTAGAAGCAACTTCTGTGTAGTTTATTTTCTGCACATAATATTGAGAATATATCAAGTCCCAGTTTGTAGGTTTGGATGATAACACGGTGTAAACTGACCAGTCTTTATCCGATGCTGAGATAAACTCCCCATCACTATTTATGACGAAATAATTTTGCCAAGTTGATTCCCATTCGTTTGGTTTAGTTTGCAATGCAAAGTAATTAGTTTGTGTCGATTTTTCTATTTCTTTATAGGATATTTCACCTGTATCAGATATTTCTTGCGTGTAATAATCATAATAATTATCTGCCCAATTCAATGGTATTTCGGTTAATAATATATAATTTTCAACTGAAGATATTGAATCGACTTTCAATAATCTACAATACTCTTCGTCATTTTCAAAAATTTTATTTGTTTCATCTAAGATATAGTCACTATCCTGCATAGGTGTATTTGTGATGGCATACGGTTGTAATATACCGTCTGTGTCAATAAATAAATGGATGCAGTAATTATTCAGTAAATCATCCGAGCCTACACATATCAGATGATTAACTGAATTATATATTTTTGCAGCAGTAAAAGATATTTGTGAATCATCAAATTCTTCATCAGTCGAATAATCAACAATATTTTCCGCCCATAATAATATCTTTGAACCACTGAACTTGAATTTTAATTTTGCAGAAAAACTAGATAGCATTTTTCGTAATCCGTCATATAAATAGTCATATCCAAATTCGTAATATGGAATATATATAGCATCTTCGATTGTTCCATTTATCAATACGATATTTGACAGTTTGCACCTATCAACCAGTTCCTTTATTATTTCATTAGCATATCCTTCAACCGCAAGATACCCTGTTGCAGTATCAGGAATTATTATTTTCGAGTTTAAGATACCAGTTATTGTTCTACCAGTGTATGTTATATTGTCACTGGATGTATCATCTTTTACTGCATCTATTATACCTCCATATTCCGTATTATCAACGTAGATAAAAGAACCGTTTTCTAACTCATCATTTGAAAAAAATTTTTGCAACTCAAAATTATTTTCATCATTTCCGTATGCCATATCTAAAGAAAAGTCCTGTATGATGCCCATATCTTCTTTATTCTTGTTGGTGTATATCAAGTCCATTTTGGTTCACTCCTTTCTAGGTGGGCTGTGATTGATGTTACTTGTCCGTCTGGAACATCAACATAATTTAGTCCATCTGTTGGTTGTATTTTTTCGAAAATATAATTATTCCTGTCTCTCAAATTAAACTCATTTTCTCTTTTTCCATCGTTTTTTGTTTTATAAATTTTCTTATTCAAGCTATCAATAGTTAAATATTCATTTTCTAATAAGGTAGTATAAACCCTATATATATTATCACCTATCTGTACGTATGGCGTAGTGCATGGTCCGGAAAAGATTATAGTAAAATCAAATGGCACAAACGCATCAGTTTTTAATAAATTGTTTGCAGAAGATTGTGAAAAATCAAAAGGAAAATCGTATGAATAGTCTAAACCTTCGGATGATTGTTTTTCAGTAGATGACACACCAAAAACCCTAGTGACATCTTTCAACCACTCACCTTTCTCAGATAATATAGTATACTCATTGACTATCTTTTTTGCAGATGGGTGCCAAGCAGAAATTTTTTTTGAAAAAATATAGCAAGGTAATCTATATTCGTTATTTACTATCAAAAACCCATTAACTGCCGCTATAATATCTTTCTCTGTTATTTCAAATAATTTGTTGCACAATTTATTATACTCATCTTTTGTCTTTCCAATTATAGATATTTTTATATTTTTTTCCACCATGCTTTTATAGAATCTGGATACCGTTGGATTAAATTCATTTTTTGTTTGATAATCCCATGAATAATTCAATAAGTCTGTGTCCCGAAGCATTAAAACATCGGAACACAAATCTATAGATTCTCCAAAATGATTGACATACTTTACATTCATCTATATCACCTCTCTCACTATTCTTCCGAACTGGCGCTGTCCAATTTGAACAGTTAGTCCGGATTTCTGCAAAGAATAAATCATTGCATCACCAATTTTAGAATAATCTACTGTTGACGAATGAATAACGCCATCAACTTTTGATGTTATTCTTGTATTCATTCCATCAATGGTTCCTTGTAATGATTTCTGAATATTTTTCATTGGATTTTCATCATCAAATCCTTCCCATATACCTTTAGCAAGAAAGACACCAATCTCATCATGCATAAGTTTTGATGGCGAATGTATACCAAAGAAAGATTTTAATTTATTTAGAACGTCTTTTCCAAAACCTTCTATCTTATTTTTTATCCATGAAGCCATATCATTTATACCATTCCATAAGCCTTCAACTAAATTCTTTCCAACATTTTTTATTCCAATCAATTTATCAGTAATTGTATTCATCAATGTTTCTCCAATTTTCATTCCAATGGAAACAAGCTTGAATGTATTCTTAAGTATTCCTGATGCAAGATCTTTTATTATGCTTACACCAACACTTATAAGTCCGGATGCTAATTTTATTAAACCTTTTACAATTGCGGCTATTATCTTTGGCAAAGATTTTATCAGCGTTGGTATATTTTTAACAAGTCCATCAGAAAGTGACTTAATAAGTTTATACGCTGAAAGTATAAGTTTTGGAGCATTGTTTGCTATGCCGTTTACTATTTTCTTAACAAGTCCTGGAAGTGCGGAAATCAACATAGGCAATGATTTCAAAATGCCATCTTTTAATGCGTTTAGTAATTTCATGCCAGTATCTATGATTACTGGAAGATTATCCATAATGACATCAATAGCTGTGGATAATCCTTGTACCAGAAAAGTTAAAAGTGCTGGCAAACCATTTCTTAATGCATTTATTAACAGAGATAAAATAACTGATAACTGAGATGTTATCAACGGAGCTTGCTCCCCGATAAAGGATATAATTTGCTCTACATAAGTCTTTATATTATCAAGCAATGTAGGTCCATAGCTTTGCAAAGAAGTAGCAACAATGTTAAATAGCGATAATATACTATTTATAAGTCCAGGTCCAACAGAATTTATAAGCTCGGGCAAATATCCTAATAGTTGTGGGAGAAGTGCGTTTATTAAATTTCCAACCCCTGTCAACGCTATTTGTACTCTAGGAAGCAAGTTGTTTAATGCGTTCACTGCTGAATCAACAAACTGGTCAACTAATTCTTCAAAATTTGCATCATCACGTGACATACCAGTAAGCAGATTAGTCCAGGCAGATTTTGCAGCATTAACAGAACCTTCTATCGTGGAAGATGCTTCTTTTGCAGAAGTTCCTGTTATTCCAAGATTTGTTTGCACTTTATGAATAGCCTCAATCATTTTATCAAAAGTGACAACTTTATCAAAATTAGCTCCTTTACCCTTAGCAACAACTAATGTATCACCAAGAACTCCAGAATCATTTATAAGCCTTGCCATTTCTGATTTTGTTCCACCATACCCAAGCTTTAAGTTGTCCAACATGGTGAAGTTGTCTTTTGCAAAACCTTGATAAGCATTTTGTATCAGCTCCATGTCAGTTCCCATTTTATTAGCATTATCAGACATATCAATTATTGCTTTATTTGATATTTTAGCTGCCTTTTCTGTATCCCCTCCAAGTCCTTGTAAAAGTGATGCACTAAATGATGTTGTTAATTCCATATAATCATTGGCAGAAATTTGTGCCGTCTTATAAGCTTCGTCTGCGTATTTTTGAACCTGCTTGCTAGATTTTTTGAAAAGGGTATCTATACCTCCAGCAAGCTGTTCATATGACGCATAAGCTGATACTGATTTGCTCACGACACCACCAATGGCAGCGGCTGCCGCTCCTGCAGAAACAGCTGTTGCTTTAAGCGTTGCCGCAGTTGCTTTACCTGCAACTCCTAAAGAACCGCTGAGGGCATTACCGATCTTATTTAATTTGCCTGACGAAGTGTCTACCTTTTTTTCTGCTTCTTTTAATCCTTGCTCTATTCCAGAACTATCAAGCTCTGTGTCAATTACAACTTTTCCATCTGCCATTTAATATTCCACCACCAATCATTTTAAGAATTATAAAATTCATCGTTTATTTCTTCCATTATACTTTCGTCAACTTTGTTCGTCTTAGTAGGCAATGCCCATTCATTTTTTTGTTGTTTGCAAATATCATCATATTGTTGTGAATCTTTATGCCAAGCCCTCATTTGCATTATTTGCTTTATTTTTGTGTCATCTGGTAGCGATAAAAATAAAGCTTTGAATAAATGCCAATGCATATCACATACCGTTAAATCTATACCGTATGCGGACATAAAGGAACCAACAATATATTCTCCGTCTAAAACGTAGTCTATAACTACATCCCCATGTGACGTATTACCCTTTGGTGTAGCGTTTGGATTTGAATAGAAATTTAGTAATTCTACAAATACATTATCAGGCAGATGAAACGCTTCCAGCAAGGTCATGTCCTTAAACACAAACAAACAGTCTAATATCGAATTTCTTCGATCTTTTATAACCTCTCCAAATTTTATCCATGTTCTGAAGTCTGTGTCTAATAAAAAAGACTCACCATCTACCTCAATGGTTTCTGGCAAGCCCTTATTTCGTAAATCAATCATATTATACTTTTATCCTGGATGCTTTATCCAAAGCTTCAACAAGATTGACTATCTTATCCACCTGATATTTATCCAAGTCAATCGTTGCATTTTCTTCGTTATATTCTTCAAGCGGTTTAGCGTAAGCACGAACTACCATAAGATAGAATATGTTTATGGTATTCGGGTCACTTTCGGTAAATTTACCAACCAGATTTGTAATTGCATCTTCTCCAAGCAATTTACTTAAAAGGTCATACATTGATTTGCATTTGTCCTTGAATTTTGCGTTGCCAGAATTTATGACCTCCTGTTTTTCAATCATGTCTGCAATAGCAAACGTATATTGTGGTAAGTCATACTCCTGTCCCGCATAACTGATATAATAATTAGCCATAATTTACCTCCTTTAATTATGGATTTTAGACTTCTGCTTGAAATGTCGGCGAACCGGCTTCTATCGTATAAGTTCCTTTTTCGATATCTCCGCCCATCTTAAGGGAGAATGTTATTTTACCATCTACAGTGTTAAGAACTTTAGATGTTAATGTTGCAATACATCTCCAAGCTTTCTTTCCTGTTCCACCAAAACACAAAAGCAGAGGAACTTGTGTATCAGCCCCAGTTGGTAAATTATACAATTCTCCTATGAGGAAATCATATATTGGGTTTCCTTCATAGCAAGCAATTTCCTGTGGAAGTTCCGGTTTATTTGAGTTGATTTCTGTAACTGCATTTTCGTAGCAGATATAATCCATATCCTCTTCCTGCTCACCGACAGTTAACTCAAAAATCGTAGAATAATCAATTCTTTTCCAAACTGAAGCGGCAAAGGTGGAATCTTTTTGCACGTCTAAAAATGGAATAAACTGATTTCTTGTCAATTTCTTCATTGCTTCTGGCATTATATTTCACTCCTTTTCTTTTCTAAATATTCTATATAAAATTGACCTTCATATCTTGCGATTGATGGATTATCTTGAGTTATATATACTTCAGGTGCTTTATATGTGGCACCTATTTCATTCACAACATAATTATCCCCTAAATCTGGATACTCATTGTTGTTGTTTTTTGTTTCGATAAATTCAATAACCTTATCAAATTCTGCAATAGCATCTAAGTTCAAATCACTTGTTCCGCCATTATCATATTCTCTTACTAGATTGATATTAAACATCAATCTAACTTCTTTTGCACCGTCCATGTATTCATTAAGGACAATACTACTTGAATTGGAATTAACGGAAGAGGAACCTGCGTCAATAGGTATAACATTGAAGTAAGAATAACCACCCATTTCAGGACAATCTAATAACCATTGTGAAATTTTATCGTATATATTCACTTTCATTTTGATTATCCCTTCCTTTTGATATATTCTGTGATTGCTCTTGCAACTACATCTTTCTTATCCCTAAATGCTGCTTCTTCCCAATGGCTTTGTGCAAGAAAGTTCTTTTCTTTGCTATAGTTCAAAGGATTTCCCTTGTCACTAATACCTTCCCATTGATAATGTGAATATACTTGTTCATACGTCACTTTCCAAGGCTCTGTGGCATAAGATTGACTTAATGTTCCAGTGTCTTTTGGTGTATATTTTTCGAAAATCTTTGCCCATGTTTCTGCAGTAAATCTTCCAATATCATCATTTAATATACGATTAACGATTTTTATTGAAGGATTAATTTCCACCTTAACACTCACTATACACCACCTACCCGAAATTCGAATTGAACGGACAATTTTTTATCCACTTGCTCAATACTTCGTATTTCACAAGTATTTGGTTCATAATCGTTCTTTACTTGTATTATATTCTGTGCAGTGACATCTTCTTCCACTATATCAAGTATAATTACATCCTGATTGGATAAAGTATAATAACCTGTCTTATCTTCTAATGCTTTCCACTCTTTATAGGGAAGATATTTATCCGTGAACGGTATGAGTATAGTGAATTGTTGACCCATTGAGACAACTGTTCCACTGATATTGGAAATTCTGTCTTTTTTATAAACACAATTCTCTATAACTGATTTATACCAAACATCAGTATTGGTTACAGAATCTTTTCTTTTAAGTCGATTGAGAAGGGTTATTGTACCTTGCACGATTCACCCACCTCCCTCGATAGAATAATTCCGGATATTTTGGATACAAGTATTCCATCATAATATCTTTGAATCTTTCAGTTAGGCTTGCGTCTAAACTCTTTTCAGATGCATTACCATAACCGAAAGATTCAATTCCATTGCTATAAGATGTGGTGTTATCATCTCGTTCCATCTTAGAATTATTCTCTATATTGACTAACTTAACCTCCAACATCTGAACCTCTTTTGGTACTGTTCCAAGCTCTTCAATCAGCTTAGCTAATCTTCCGCTTGTGATATAGTCCATTTTAGATTCAGTGTCAAACTGCAAAGTAAGAAATGCATCTTGTGTGCACTTCCCACCTAACGCTTGATATTCCTCAAATGTTAAATAACTCACAAGATGCATCTCCTTTCTTTACTCAGCTTCTGAGGCGGAGGCAACCTTAGTTGCTGACTTTTTTGTTTGCTTTTTTGTCACCTCTTCTCCGCCCATCATGTTGATATACGAATCAATGACTTCGGGATTTTCTGTGACTAAAACTGCACCATCGGGCATCTTAATCTCCATTATAGATCCTCCTTATCCGATTAGACTTCTGCGTGTGTTCCGTCATACCAGAAAATGGTATCAGGAGTTACTGCTTTTGTTCCATAATAGAAGAACATTTCTACTGCTACAGCTTCACTCAACGGAATACGTTCAGCGGAATATGGTTTGGATGTGATAGGCTGAGCAATGGACTCATCCATCATAATCTCAAACTTAACTCCGGATGGCAGTCTGTTCGAATTGTAGCACTTAACACCATGATACATATTGAACTCTTCTGAGGTTGTATCTACATTAGTATTCACTACTGTATCAAGATACATTCTCATTGCTGAGTAAGTATCCGGGTCAAAAGTGATAGAAAGCATTGAACGGTCTAATCCGTCAATGTAGTTATTCTTCAACTTCTCAAGCTGTAGAATTGCGGATTCAACAATATCCTTAATATCTGTCACAGCTTTTGCCGGTTTGAACTGTGTTCCGGAATTTTTACCTTCTGCAAAGAATGCAGTATCAAGTTCTGCTACCATTCGTTGTGCATGATTTGCAGAACGCTTAGCCACCAATCCGTCTACACCAAGCAAGCGGATATCTTTCTCTTCAATCTCTTCTACAAACTCTCTGTCCACGTTAATAGGTACGGTAACGGTCTTTCCTTTTACTGCCGTTCCTTTAGCCGCTGTACGAGCAGTTCCATAAGGCTGTGAACTTGCATTCACAAATCGTTTAGCTTCTACTGTGCCGGCTGTTGGATCACCACTCAAATCTGTGTTCTTGATTTTAGATGATACTGTGCCTTTCTGGACGTTCTCAATAACGCCATCATATGCTTCTTTCAAGAGCATCTTTCCGGATTCACTACCGTCAAGCAATACGTTCAAAGAATCAAGTCTTGTTGTTTCTGGTCTTGCCATTTTTTAATCTCTCCTTTTTACCAAAATGTCACCGAAGGCTTCTCTGGATCACCTTTCGGCTGTGTTTCTGTTCCAGAGGATTTTCCACTAAACTGCGGTTTAGGTGGTTCCTCCTCACCAGAATTTTCTGTATCCTCTTTTAGGAATGCATCAGCATCCGTTTTCTTATAAGATTCCAGGAAGTCATCAAATCCTTGCAACTGTCCATCTTTCATTTTCATTTCCTCTTTCAACGCATCTGCTATAAAAGCTTTCTTCGCTGAATTAGAGGAAAATTTCAACTCTGCAACTTTTTCTTTGATTGCAAATTCATAAGCCTGATGACTCAGTTGCTTTTCGTAATTGGACTTTTCTGTGTTGTAGGTGTCTTGCAATTCTGAAAGTTCTTTCTGCAAGTCAGCTAACTTCGTAGTATCTGTCCCTGCGTCTTTCAACTTTCCTTGAAGGTCTTTAATATCAGCATCTCTCTGTTTGATGTCTGTGTCATACTTAGTCTTATAAGTATCTCTCTCACCCTCAGCCTTTTCCAATTTGTTTTGAATTTTAACTACCTCTGATATAGTCTTATAATTTTCATTTAAGGCTTTATCAAAGTCTTCTTTCTTATCCTCCGGAACTGTAAGTTCGAAAGATTTAAGAATCTCATAGATATTCTTCATGTTTTTGCACTCCTTTATAATCTAAAATGATGTTTTTAACCCACTTTCTGGGTTTTGGATTATCTACATTTTTTATTATACACAACTTATCAACATTTGTAAAGTGTTTTTGTGGATAATTTTGTTTATAACCTGTTAATAAATCGAAGTTATACACAAGCAAAATGTTAAAATTGTTGATAACTCATAAGCAAAACAAAAGTTATCCACAATTTTTGTGGATAACTTGTTGATAATTATAAATCATAACCTGGAACTTTTGCCCTGTTCCATTGCCTACGAAGATTTGCTTGCTTTGAAGCATATCCATAAGATTGCTTCAAGTTCTTTAACTGTTTTTTCTGTTTTTCCACGTCTTTTCCTGCTTTTTGTAATGTTATAATCTGTTCTTGTTTGTATCTCATTTTGGTTTCAAGATTTCTCATCACTTGACTTGCTTCGTACCTTGTTATTTCTTTATCCCCTATTTTTATTTTTTCGTTTGAATAGTCTTTTATGCTTTGCAATTCTTTATCATCATATGTTGGTGGTGATACACCGAGAATTATATAAGATATACCATGTTGACAGTTGCAAGTTCCAAAATGTCTTTTTAATCTTGCATTTATTGAATTGTACTTGGAAAGACTATATTGTCTTCCTTGATACGGTAAATGGTCTTCTGCACATAATCCATGAGCATCTATTTCCACTCCATCTGCACCATATTGTTTTCCTGCTTCTAATCGTACACCATAGTTGACTTGACGAACTCCTTCTAAAATGTTCATCCTTGCCGCACTATCCAATCTTCTTGTTCGTCCGCTTGAATATTGAACTTTTGCCCCTTGTTTTGCTTTATCGAGAATAATCCTTTCTAAAGCATCCTGGTATCCGTCCATTCCGGTTGCTACTGTGTCTATCGCTAAATCAATAGCATCTTTATAATCTTTGACAATGCTAGTTGTATTTGCCATGTTGGCAAATGTTCCAGCAGTTAAATTTCGGACAGAACTAATATAATTCTGTATTGCGGTATTTTTAGAAAAGGCAGGTTGAGTAATTCCTTTATGCTTATATAAATACGCAACATCCTTGTATATCTCACCAGCACTTTTATCATATAGTTTATAAATGTCTTGTAATGCTAGTCCGGATTGCTTTGAAAGGTATAGATTTATTTCCTCAATGTTATTACCCATCTTAGCCATTTGTTCTAACCTGTGCATATTGTCTTTATCTAATTTACCAATCTCTTTTATCTGTTCCGCCATTTTGGAAAGATAAAAGAGATTGACTTTTTCGAATCTATCAGCAATTCTAAAAGCAATGTTCGTTAATTCATCCTTTGATAAAGCCACTTAACATCACTCCTCATTATTAAATTGATTATTCTGATTTAATGTGTCTTGTTTATCAGTAGGATTAGATTCTAAAGAATTGTCTTTAGTTCCGAGCGAACTAAACAGGTCGTTCATCATGTTCTGCTGTGCTTGTTCTTGCATTTTATCAATCTCTAATTGTGCGGCTTCTACAGATTCTCCTGTATACCAAGAACGAACCTCAGCTTTACTCAAAATACCGGCGGTTTGAAGTGTCAGTTTATGCTCAAGTTCTGTATCTGTATCCGTCAAAATGCTGTCTTTCCAATCTATGTTTGTGTCATAATCTCCTGCTGGTGCTAGATTATACAATTCTGTAAAAACATTCATAGCATATACGACATCTACCAAACATTGGTCTAAAGCTTTCTGTAAATCGGAAACCGTGATATAAGTTCTTTGCTTAACAAGTTTGATTTCAGTAGCTGTTCTTGCGTCTAATTCTACTTGGGACAATGTTCCTCTTGCTAGTCCTATCATATCCTCAATCTTATTTGTATAAACATTGAGTCCGTTGATATAATTTGCATCTCGCAAAGAAGGAGCCCATTCGTGATACGTTTCGTCAGAACCTGTATCTAATCTACGATATAATCTGTCTTGTAAGTCATCCAAATTAGTTTTTGTCCCATAGTAACCCTCACTATAGGTTACTGCTGTAGGGTCAACGTCAATTGCTAATTGTCCGCCTTTGTATTCCCAATCCAGTCTACTAAATTGTTCATCTGCTTTTCTAATCAATTTTGCCGCAGGACTGAAAATTGAAATTCCAAGCGGAGATTTCATATCAACATTATTAGCAAGAGGGACTTTGAAATATCCATACAACGGCTTTTCGGTGTTCTCAATTGTTACTGGTTCTTCACTAATTCCATTCCATCGGTCAATGGATGATAAAGGTATCTCCTGTCCAAGTTCCTGTTCTACTTCATCATCGGGTGTGCGTAGCTGTGCTTTGAATGCCTTATTTTCCACAACAACCATTTTCTTATCAAAAGAAAATGTCTGTCTTTCAACTTTAGTATATACATATTTTCCAGCAGTGAACTGGTCAAAGAATGCAACATCAATGATATTTCCATCATCGTCAAAAGCTATAGGGTAGAATTCTCCTTGTTGGTTAAAATCAAGATAGAGTTGTCCATTGCTCATGTATGGCTTTATAATCATTCCACCAAGAGCCAAGGCTTTTTCAAAAGATTGAGGTAGATTTTTAACAAGCCTTTTTTGGTAAATATCATTTAGAAATTTAGCTCTTGTATCAATGACATCATCTTTATCTTGCTCTATAGCATCTTCAACTCCGGGTTCTGTGATAGATGACTCCATCTCAGAAAGTGTCTGCTGTTGCAAAGATTGACATATTTGCTTAGGCAATCCTAAAGAATACACGCCTTTAATATCATCGAGCCAAGGACTTTCATCTTTATACATGGATTTCCACACATCCAAAGCATTCGACATTTCGTCTGATATTCCAGTTTCATCAATTTCAAAAGCATCAGTAATTGATTTATAACCAATCATTTTCCCAATGGCTTCATAGATTAAATTCAATAATTTTTTAATCATGACTTATTTCTCCTTATATTATTCAGTTACCGTTGTATCTGTGTCTGTTTTAGGTGTAAGTGCCTCTAATGCTTCAATTCTTTTCAACAAAGATGCTACATCATCTGTAATTTTTATCACTTTTTCGTTTCCATCAATCGTGGTAGTAATAGGAGTTGCAAATTCATAATAAAGATATTTACCTTGCATTGCTTCCTTAAATTGTTCAGCGGAACGTGTCGTGTTGAAACCTATTGCTCCGTCTCCACTACTAGCTATATAGTTGGTATCTACTTTGCCTTGGCTAGTTAACTTATTCCAAGATACGGTCAAGTAATCTCTACAATATATATTCGAAGCTGTTTCTGTATCTAGATGAACTTTAATTTTATTTTGTAGGGCATAAGTGTAAACACCATAAGCCACCTGTTCTCCATAGTCTAAACTTCCTAAATCAACTCTACCAACTTTCTGTATAAACTGATTTTCATTTACTTCATTCTGTATAGGACATTCTTTAGGTACACTCCATCCCAGCATTTTAATATCCATCATTTCTGAGGATTGTTCTGAAAGGCTTTCTTTTATTTCTGTATCATCATATACTGTATCAGTAAATACTGCATTTTCTGGTACATCACTTTTTACTGTGTGACTTCCTAATTGTTCTGATAATTCAGTTAAAGAAGTAGATTGTTTTTCTAACTTTTCTCCTACTGTTTTTGCTTCTGCTGGAACTCCTTCTTCTGTCAATGTTGGGTCTGTCAGTTTCAAATCTACTGTCTTTAGATTTCCTACCAAAGGAACATTGTTTATAGACGGTTTATTCTGCAAGTCATTATAGTTACCTGTTCCTTCTCCGCCTCCACTTGTTTCAATCTTTCTAAATCCAGGTATTACTACTCTTTGTGCCATTTTTAATCTCCTTTCAATTAGTTCAAAATATTTAATTCTTCGTATGTTTTGTATATTTTTGGAAATTGTATCGCTATCCAATCTACCATCGTTTCGTTGTGTCCCCATTGTGTGCAATTTTCAAAATTTGATTGCAAACCGCTTTCCGAAAGGTAAGCGTGTATAATTTCATGCCTTAACTGTTTCTTCATTAAATATTCAAAATTTCCAACATTGTTATAGTTGTCTTTTCTTATAACGATTGTCTTACTTGTATTGTCACACCACCCATCTGTATTTGAATTTTTCAAGGTTTTTCGTTTAATCTTATAAGTAGTACCCAATATATTTGCTTTCATGATTTCGCCTCCTCCTTGACTTTTTAGTCTTTCTAAATCACGATATTATTACTGTTGTTTTTTTCTTAATTAGTCTACCAACTATTTTCTTCATTGCTTCCTGTATACTCCTCGCCAGTATTAGCAAGCAGAAACCACGATTGTTCACTATCTTTCTTTGATCTAATAATCATATGCTTCGTACCATTTAGTTTAATAAACCGTTGCGTCAACAATGCTGTTGGCATTGAACATATCATCCACATATTTTCTACTACGTGAGGAACAAAATCAGAACCGCACAATGAAAAATCTCTTAATACAAGAGTTCCATTGTCCCTAGTTTTTCTTGTCGGTGTATTAGGAGAAGCCATTACCGCATCTTGAAAATATTCATATAATGTTTCTGTAAGTGCTGTACTTACTGTATCTATACCTCCGTGAAAATTTAAAGCACCCAAAACACCGGCTTCATTTCCTGACGCAATTCCGGCGGAATACATATCATAACGTATTTGTCCAAATTCTAATGCTGCATCGTTTGGGGGAATAATAACCATACCGTTATTAAATCCAACTGACATTGTCGATCCGTGAACATATGCAACAAGTAAATTATTATCGAAAATAAATATTTGCAAGTCAAAAACATTATTATCACCGTACCAATCAACCATATTTGCGCCAATATAAACTCGCATCTCAGACAACACATAATCATCAGTGCGTTGCCAAGGTATTAAATGTATGAAAACTCTTCCTTTATGACAAATTTCCCAGTAATGAAATTGTTTGGAAGCGTCTTTATAGATTCCAACTTCAACTGTAAATCCATCCGCCGCAGATAATCCAAAAATTTCTAACCATACATCCTTTTGTCCTTCTGGATCATTTTTTATCAAGGTCAATTGTTCTGTGTGTGTTTTTAATTTTCCAAGGTCAACATTTATTTCTTTCATATAATCAACTCCAATCTACACTTGTGTAAGTTTTCAAAGTTTCTTTGTTCTTCAAACACTTTATTCTAATTAAATCTATAACATCTCCCGATGCATTTACTTTATTATTCATATAGTATAATACAGAAATCGGACATATTCCAATTTCTCTTATTGTACTATAGGGCAAATTTGTATCATCTTCACCGACTGATATTTCAGCTATTGTACCACAAGATTGAGTAGGTTCTGGTGTGTTCTGTGTGCTAAAAACTACTTTTCCATCAGTAATCTTATAAAATCCTTTGGTTATTTCTCCTCCAATTTTCATGCTGAAAGATATTCTGCCGTCAATTGTGTTCAGTGTCTTTCCTGATATTGTGCATATGCCACGCCAAGCACGTTTTTCGGAACCTCCAAATGCCAAGATAAAAGGCACTTTACAATCTTCTCCTATAGGAAGATTATATAATTGGTCAAACATAAAATCATACATAGGATTTCCTTCGTATAATGCTATCTCCTGTGGAAGTTCTGGCTTATTAGATGTTACAACTGTTATTGGATTTTCGAAACAGATATAATGTATATCTTCTTCCGTCTCGTTTATTGTTAATTCAAAAATCGTCGAATAATCAATTCTTGTCCAATTTGAATTTTCAAATGTTTTGTCTTTATTTATATCCAAAAAAGGAATGAATTGGTCTTTTGTCAATCTAGTAACACTCATTAGGCATTTCACCTCCTCTGTCTTTTTATAATACAACATTGCAAATAAAATTACAAATCAAATTATTTTCCTTTTCGTTTCCATACTCGTTCCATTGCATACCTTGTCATATCAATACTGTGGTTATTATCATCCGGGTACACCGAAGTAGGATTGCCCTCTTTATCCAATTCATACTCGTATTTCTTAAATTCTTTAGCAGTTTCCGGGCATCTTACTGGGTCTATAACAATCTTGATAAGGGATTGTAGCCACTTCATGCCATATCTTACACTATCTGGGCCTTTGTCTGCACCCCTTGCGTTTATTCCATAACTTCTATAATCTGCGATGGACTTATTCTCAGCACTATCACAAGTTACTACATCATATCTTCCAAGATTGAATTTATCTTTGAGGATTTTTCCTGTTTCACTATTCCGCATTTTGTTTGTCCGGAACTCTTCGAAAATATACAATATCATTCTAGCACTATCATAATGCATACAACCATAATGGAATGGATCTGGAAACCATCCCCAGTCAACTCCTCTATATAATCTATCAAATCTTGCTATTTCTTCATCTGTTATTTGTCTAATTTCAAGATTATCGAATACTTCTGTACCATTTCCTATAGGAATGCCAAGATACTCATATTCATAGGCTTTGGGATTCACCATTTTAAGCCATTCAGCATCATCTATAAACTGTTGACCTAACCATTCTTTCGGTGATGTTAGATAAGTTGTTTGAGATACAAGTGTATCTTTTCTCAATTTCTCTTTCTCTATATAGTCATTTGCCCAATTCTGTCTTGATTTAGGCGGGTTCATTGATTTGAACACAACGAAGTCATTTCCACCACGAATGACAGATTGTTGTACTTTACGGATTTCTTCTTCTCCAGAAAATTCATCAAACTCCTCAAACCATAAGTAACCTATATATCCAAATGGCACTTTGATTGATTTTGATTTTGCCGCTTTATCCAATCCCTTGAATATAATCTTTTGTCCAGTTGGGAGATATTCGGCTCTCATTGGGGATTTAGTCAATTTCCATAAACGAGAAACGCCTAATATATCAATAGCCCATTCTATTTGTGCAAATACTGATGTTTCAAGTGTATCTCCTACTTTTCTATAGATGACAGCGTGTTTATTTTTATTTTCCTTCTTCATCATGTTATAGATTATCTCTACAGACACACACGAAGATTTCAAGGAACCACGTCCGCCAGTCAAATCATAATAAGTATGCTTTCCAGCTTGTATATCCTTATGTACACTATAAAATGCTTTTCCAATGCACTTTGAAAGTGGTCTACCCTTAATTGCTTTCTTCATCTAAATCATCCTCAATCTCAGCATCATCCGGAATATCGTCTATAATATTAACTGCACATTCTACATTGATATTCTTTGCTCTTACATCTAACCTCTTAGCCAACTCACTTGCGGCTTTTGTTCTTTCACTCAATGCTGCTTCTAAATCAAATTGGTCTTTCTTCTCTCCACGCATTACTGATGTGAGATATTCCATTACTTCCTGAATATCAGCAATCTTTGCATCATCCAATCTTTCCCTTATTGCTTCGATGTAATTTTGAATTCTTACATCTTTTAACAAGCGTGAACCTTGTGCATATGCTCCTTTAGGCATATATCCTGCACTAATAGATGATTGTGTCACGTTATTCGTTTTCATATATTCTTGTACGAATAAAATCTGTCTTGGATTAAGATGTTTCTTACATTCCTTTTCTTTTTCAGTCTCTTTTCTCATTTTTTACCTCCTGCCA